GCGTAAAGCCGCCGATAGGGCCGCAATGGAGAGTTCTCTGAAAGCGCAGGAAGCTGCGATTGCTGCACAGAAGAAGAAAGCGGAAGAAGCGGAAGCCAAGCTGAAGGCGGAGAAGGATGCCACCGACAAAGCCGAGGAGGAAGCTAAGAAGGCCGAGACCGAAGCAGCCAAGAAGGTACCTACGGAGAAGAAGGCCGTAGCAGAAATACCGGAAAAGAAGGAATAGGATAGGAGGTGATTGAATGCGACTCAGTATAGTAACACATCCCGCGGTAGAGCCAGTAACGCTCGAAGAAATGAAACAATATCTGAAAATACCGCTGGACATCGAAGATGCTCAGGAGGACGCAATTATTGAGTCGCTTATCACTTCCGCAAGGGAAGAGGCAGAGAAGTACACCAAACGCGCGTTCATAACGCAACAGTGGGATATGATCCTTGATGAGTTCGAACCTTGCTTAGAAGTACCTTTAGGAAAACTTCAGTCGGTGGATGGAATATTCGTTCGGGATTCTGCCTATAATGAAACTGAGGTTGCTTCTACAGCCTATTTTGTGGACACGATAAGTGATCCGGGAATGGTGCTCTTCAAGTCTTCGTACCCCGGGAAGATAGCCGCGCCAGTATCAGGTTGGAGGATTAGATTTACGTGCGGGTATGGAGATGCCGCAAGTAATTTACCGAAGACAATGATTACTGCGATCAAGAGAATCGCCGCTTACTGGTACGAGAATCGTGAAGCGCACGAGTTACCAAAGAACGCTAAAGACTTGTTGGACAAGTACTGTATCTTATACGTGTGAGGTGAGGGTATGCCAACGTTACGTGTTGACTTCAGCAAAATGAACAAGAAGGTCATCATTGAGAAGAAAGGTCGTGTACCTGATGGCCAAGGTGGTTGGAAAGATGGCTGGGTCAAGCACTGTGAAATGTGGGCATGGCCCATAGCCAGATACGCAAGGGAGATCTACAAAAATCGCAAGATGGATGAGAAGATCGACATGGAGTTCAGAGTACGCTTTCGAGAGGACATTACTTCCGACATGAGATTGTACTACTGTGACGCAAAGAGATACTTGCATATAGACAGCATAGTGGATACACTTGAGACAAGACGCAGGATGGAAATATTGTGTTACTGGGCGTGATGAGATGAAAGTAAGAGTTAACATTGTAAATGCCGCGCGGGAAACCGCCGGAATGAAGGCTAAGATTGAAGCAATCCTTGCTCGGTTGAAGATAGTGATGAGGAATCACCGCCTTGCATTGTTGATGGACATACGTAGGAACTGTCCGAAACAGACCGGGAATACTGCGAAGTCGATTAGGACTGTTGCTAGTGATGGTGGACTCACTTTCACTGTTGTGTCGGATAACCCAAACGTTGAGAGACTTGAATTCGGAACAGCACCTCATTGGATCTTTCCAAGGTTCAAGAAAGCCTTGTACTGGGTCGGTGCACTATATCCAGTAAAGAAAGTGTTCCATCCTGGTACAAGAGCCCGACCGTTCATAATGCCAGCAGTGAATAGGTTCACTGCAAAAATCCTTGCTGACATTGAGAGGGTATTTAGAGGAGTGTGATGGTAGATGAGTAAAGCAATGGGACCGATTCAGAAAGCGATATATCGTAAACTGATAAGCGATCCCACATTGCGGAACTTGTTCAAGGGTGAAGAGAAAGCGTTCGAACTAGAGAACATGGTCTCTACCGACAATTTGAAATACGAGATGGAGCACCTAGAGTACAGCTATTGGGTACCTACAGCGGAGTTCGTGTTGAAAGTTGATGGTCAGGATCCTGCGGAGCCATACACTCTCGATGTTGCAACAGGAACTGTAACGTTTGAGGAAGCACGAGAAAGAAACGTTGCGATCTCTGGTACGTGTTTCGTCGTACGCATATACGATGAAGTGCCAAAGGATTGTGACTACCCATACGTTGATATCGGGGAGTTCGATTGCAACCAAGATAACGTATACGGAAAGAACGGCGAAGAGGTGTTCAACACCCTTCACGTCTATACTGGACCAAAGAGAAAGTCGAGTTACAATATGGGTAACAAGGACATACAAGAGTTGGGTGCTGCAATCGTATCGTGTTTAGACGGACAGGCGTTAACGATTGATGGATACAATTGGACGGATACGCAATTCGATTTCAGCACTATATATAAGGAAGATGAGTACAGGCACATGCCTATCCGGATGAAAATCTGGGTCAGAGAACAATGATGGGAAGGAGTGAGTTTCATGGCTGAATTAGCAGGCAGACAAGCTGTCATCAAAATCGACACAACGTCATCGGGTCCTGGTGTCGTAATCGATGGTGTGGACAACCATACCTACAAGGAATTGTGTGACATGCTTGACATTTCCAAGTACGGCAACGAATACAAGAACCGTATAGGTGGCCTGAAGGATACCAACGTTACTCTTAGCGGTAACTATAATCCGTCGGACACAAACGGTCAGTTAAAGATCGTGCCTGGAGACTTCGTGTGGTTGCAGGTTTTACCTGATGGTACCAGCGGCAAGAAGGTCAAGATGATAGTCGAAGACTTTACATTGCAGGCACCGGTTGAAGGAAAACAGACCTTCAGTGCAACACTACAGGGTACGGAAGCTCCTACAGACGTATCTGCATAATGAAACTGTTCTAGAGAGGAGGTGGTTCTAAATGCCGGAACGCGCTGGTAAATCCGCGAGTGTGAAATGTACTGGTAGCGCAATTGCAGTCCTTGCTGAGCCGATGAGTGATACAGGTGATCACCAGACGTATCAGATTACGGACCCGACACGGCAAATCCTCGATAGAACTGCTGCGGTGGTTGTGTACGAGAACGGAGTAGAAACTACGGAGAAGTACACACTTGAACGTCTCAATGGTAAAGTGATCTTTGCAACAGCGAATGCAGGAAGAGGACAGATCACAATCGATTGTGCTTATCTTCCTGCAACTACTGTGGCGTATGCCCACGAGTTCACACTTCAGAAAGGATGTGACATTCTTCAGGTATCGAAGTTCGGCGATGAGTACAAGCGCAAACTTGGTGGGCAGAAGTTTGCATCCGGAACGCTATCTCACTGGGATGTAGAAGACCCTTACTTCTCTCTAGCACTCGCTGAGAACAAGATAGTAGTAATCGAGTTCAAGTCCCATCCAGATGACAAACCCGAGAGAGTGTACGCAATGTTAGAGTCGAACGAACTAAAAGCGGCCGTAGCAGGAATGCAGGATGCTGTAGTGTCATTCATTAGTAACGATAAAATACTCGCAATCACAGATTAGCGAGAATAGTGAGGAGGATTCGTAATGAGTAGATTGTTAACAAGACAGGAGATCCTTTCGATCAGAGACATTCGGACAGAAACCGTATTTGTACCGGAATGGGGTGGAACTGTCAGGATTAAAGCGATGACTGGTAAGGAAAGAGATGCTTGGGAAACTGCATTGTTCCAGATTGACGGTAAAGACGTCAAGATGAACAAGGAAAACTTGAGAGCGAAACTTGTTGCACTCACAGTTGTTGACGAAGCAGGTCAAAGATTATTTACCGAGGCGGATGTTGAAGCTTTGGGTTCAAAGAGTGCAGCTGCTCTTGACAGAATTTATCAAGCATCACAAAAGTTGAGTGGTCTCACTCCAGATGACATCAAAGAAATGGAAAAAAACTTAGAGACCGACCATTCAGATTCTACTGCTTCCAGCTCGCAGAAATGATGCATCGCCTCGACGTTGACAACATGTTAGAGGAAGTAGATAGTTATACGTTATCTGAATGGTTGGCGTACTTCTCAGTTAAGGAAGAAAGACGGGAACACCAGCGGGAAATTGATGAGAAGAACAGGAAGGCAAAAGCTGCAGCCAGGAGAGGAGGATTTTAACGATCCTCCTTTCGGCCGCGAAAGAGGGTGATGAAGTGGGAACATTGGCCAACCTACTTGTTAAGTTTACATCGGACGTAAGCGGCTTTCAGCGAGGTGCGAATACTGTTGCACGAGAAATCCATAGTCTAAATGCTTCATTAGCTCGCGCCTTTCAGACTGTAACAGGCATCGCAGTACTTCATCAAGCACGACAGGCGATCAAAGGAATGGTCACAGAAGGGCTGAACTTCAACGCTACAATGCAAGAGAACCAAATGGCGTTCGAAAACTTGTTGGATGATGTTAAAGAAGCGAACAGTCTTATTACTAGGTTATATAATGTCGGAAGAAACGCTCCTCTATCCTTCGAAGAGCTAACACTTGCATCCAAGAGAATGCTGGCATTCAAATGGGACGCTGAATCAGTAGTGCCTACGTTAACAACTCTCGGTGATGCCGCATTCGGACTAGGTCTTGGAGCAGAAGGTGTCCGCAGGTTGGTACTTGCTTTCGGTCAGATGAGAGCTAGGACAAAGGTTACAGGTGAAGAAATGCGACAACTGACGGAAGCTGGTATCCCAGGATGGGAGTATCTTGCAGAAGCAATCGGTGTGACGACTAAGGAAGTAATGGAAATGACCCAGAAGGGTATGATTCCCGCGGAAGAAGCAATCCGAGTTATGCTAAATGGAATGGAGCGGGATTTCGGTGGGCTGATGGATTCGTATGCCAAATCGTATAAAGGAATGTTGACCAACATCAAGAAGTCCGCACAAGAGACTCTCGGAACGATCTTCAAGCCAACCTTTGATTGGTTGACTACTTCCGTTCTACCGGACATCTTGCAAAAGATCCGTTCATTCGGAGAAGGTTTTAAGATCGGGGGCCTTCAAGGCGGAATCAAAGCGGCTTTCGATCCTGAAACTGCTGCGACACTGATTGAAATTGGGACGCAGATCGCTGCAGGATTCGCTGTTATCAGACAAGGGGTGGAAGCCCTCTGGTCAGTCGTTGGACCGGTGTTCAACTGGATCAAGGACAACTTCTCCACTATCGGACCGCTGATTACTGGGGCCGTAGCAGCATGGGCAGCTTACAAGACAGTTATGCTTGGTGTCGAAGCCGCACAGGGTCTTGCGAACATAGCAATACTTGGTGCAGCAAATCCGCTGATGGCGATCGTTACGGCCGCTGCGATGTTAACTGCAGGGCTGTACGCAGTTAAAGCTGCATATGAAGCTCAACAGAAGATCGCAATCGAGCGGGTAATTGCCGCGGGTGAAGAAGCCGCGAAGACTGAGGCATTGATCTCTGAGTACATCTGGCTTAAGTCTAAAGTAGAACTTACTGCAGATGAAATGGATCGATTGAATGAGTTGGAATCAACTCTCCTTGGATTACTACCTTCTGTCAAAGATGCCATCGATGATAAAACCGCTAGCCTCTACGAGCAAGAGAAAGCACTACGACTGGTAAATATCGCACAGAACGAGAACTTGATGCTCGAAGGATACCTTGCAGCGAAGAGAGCGTTGCCGGATGCAAAAAAGGAACTTGAATTGAAGCAACTGCAGATTCAGTACTTGAAAGCCGCTCTGGGTATGGAAGATGTAGAACCAGAACATTTGTCGGAGCTGCAAGCTCAGGTCTGGAAGTGGATGAAAGAAAATAAAGCTTTCAAAGATATCTATGACTGGGCTAATTGGACGATTGGTGGCACGCCGAAGGAAGAGCTGTTGCAACAGATCGCGGGAGAAGCTGGCGAACTCGAAGAACAGGTAAAACAAATGGAGGACGCTATCAAGGCATACGAAGACTTGCAGAAACGCAAGCAAGAAATTGAGCAAGGTGAAGGGTTTGTTACAACACCCTCAACAGTTCCAGGAAAGCCTCCATACCCGTGGGGGTGGAGTCCGACACCACCACCAGGATGGAACGGAACTGGTTTTGGGCCAGAGGATGACGCTGCACAAGTCGTTGCGGAACTGTCAGAAGAAATCAGAAAGAAGATAGAAGAGGATGCGGAAGCTCTCCGGAAGGCAATTGAGGAAGCCAGCGGTACCGGAGAAAATATGTACAACAAGTTAACTCAAGGTGCAAGGAGCTTTATAGACGAATTGCGTCGCCAGACAGATGAATTCGCGAAGTTCGTTGGACTCTTTGACAAAGTAGAACGCAACAATGTGTCAGAGGCCAAGATGATGTCTCGGATGAAGAAGCAGTTTGAACAGACCAAGTTGTGGTATGAGTCCCTCAAGAAGTTGGAACCACGCTTGGCAGATTCTCCCGGACTGATGCAGGAGCTTCGCGCTCTTGGCCCAGCTTACGCAAGGGCAATTAAGAACATGGCTGGTATGTCTGATGAGGACCTTGCGAAATACAAGGAATACTATTCCGGCAAAGAAATGTACGCAGCCCAGGTCGCATATGATTACGTCAAGGTCGATCACTCCGGAACTATCACTCTCGAAGGAATCAACTTCAACGATATAATGACGGAAGTCATTAGAATCGTTTCAAGTGAGATCCGCGCGGATGCTGATCGCTATGCAAATATTGGCGGCGCAGAAAGGAGGATGAAATAATGGACTCTTGGGGAACAATGGCCCTGAACATCACGGAATACAGTAGACCACCCGCGGAGATCTTTATGAAGGAGAAGGACTTGTTACCAGATCCGACGAATCTGCTACAGCCGAGTACGATCCTCCAGGGAGGTGGCCGTAGAAGAAAACGCCGGGAACTTAGCGGGTATTGTACGAAGGAAGAGTTCGATGCCTTAGAGGCAGACTTCTATGCAGGCACTTCTCGAACATTGATGTGCGACGATGGATTCACAATGGAAGCGCGAATCGAGAAGTTCAACAGTGCAAGTCGGAAACTCGGGTCGAATTACGTATTCTTCTCTGTAACGTTCATAGAGGCATGAGGTGATATTATGAGGTTTATTCCTTCAACTATTCGGACACTCTTGAAAAGCAAAGCTATGGTTGGCGGCAATGCTCCTTGCATGGAAGTGGTATTGCCAGAAAAGACTGTAGGTACCCAAACGTTGCCTGTCAAGAGAATTTGGATTTCCAGAGAAGAAGCCGCGATCGCTCAACGTGCAGTGATCGAGATAGAGAACGTAAATCCAGACAACCCGCTTGATCCGGGATATTTCATGCCATATCGTTCAGATGATTTTGCAGGACAATCTGAGAACGAATGGAAGTTTCAACTCATTCCGGGAAAGCGCATATGCGTGTACTTAGGATATGGCACGGAAAAGGTACTCTCCTTCTATGGAGAGATCGACGAAGCCTCTTTCGAAGCAACAGCCACTGGCTATACGATTTCCCTTGATTGCAGGGATCTTGGTGCGTTTTTGGTAGATAACCTCATGATAGGTCCGGATCCAGAAGAACCATACTACGTTGCATTTGATACAATGGATGTATCCGACATAGTGCGTAGTGCTCTGGTCGCCGCAGGTTTTGCACCTGACGCAATCGTTACAGAACCCTCGGGAGTCCTTCGGGATATGGAGTTCGAGGAGCAAACATACGCCGACTTGATTGAGTGGGCGATAGACGCTACTGGCTTCCAGTTCTACATCAGCGAAGATGGGAAACCCCACTTCATACCGTCGAAGGATCGCTATCCGAACGTAGAGAATGAAGAACATGTATGCGTACTAGGGCAAGAAGTGTCTTTAGAAAATTTCCCTGTCGCCTCAGGGACGGAGAAAGTCAAACGTGACCCTCTTGGATCTGTGGTATACACAAGAGACGTGGATTACACAATCGACTATGCAACCGGCAAAATCACCCCACTGCCAACAGGAAACATGCTACCTTCTCAGACGTTCTATACTGACTACGTATTTGCAGCGTGGACATTCAGGCATGGAGAGGACATTTTCAGCTTAACGTATTCTCTGTCTAGACGAAACCAGTACGGGAAAATTATTGTAGAGGGTGACGGTGCAGAAGGTTCTTGGACCGCGCCAGAATCCTATTGGGATACTCATTCAATTCCGCAGTCCAAGGTATTGCGTACAATAAATACAGAATTGCTTGAGGATGCAGAGTGCACGGCGCAAGCGATAAAACTGGCAGAGAATATGCAGCGTCGGTACATGCAAGTGGAATTCGCGGCCGTAGCAGTACCGTGGTTGCAAGTCGGGGATTGTATCCAGGTAATAGAGTACTCTTCCACGATTTCTGAGATTTACAAGATCGTCAGTTTGAAAATAGAGTATTCCGGATCCGAAGCGATTATGACAATGCGGTGTTACTACTTTGGATATGCCGCAATAGCATAAGGAGGAATACAATGAGCAATCCAGCACAAGAGATTATTAGAATACTTGATAGCAGAATGAGAAATAACACTAAAATAATTGAGACGCCTGGTGGTGCCGGAACTAAAGGTAAACGTGTTGCCAGATTTACAATTGGTACAGCTCAAAATGGGTGGACAGCAGAAGAAGTTGACTATTTATGCGACGGAGTAGACGACCAAGAAGAAATTATACAAGCACTAAATGCTTTGCCCGCAACTGGCGGGGAAGTAGTCATCCTTGATGGAACTTATAATATTACGGCGAGTATAAATATTCCAAAGGATAATGTGTCTTTAAGAGGTAACGGCAACGCTACCATCTTAAAGCGAATGTATAATTCCACTAATAAGAATAGTGGGTCTACTGCGATGGGCTTAATAACCTTAAATGAAAAAAGCGGTTGTAAAATACAAGGTTTGCAAATTGACGGAAACAAGGCAACATATGGTGCAATTTATAACTACGGCATCTACCTATCTTCATCTGGTAACAATACGGTAACAGGCAACACTTGCAACAACAACTACTACTATGGCATTCGCCTACATTCATCCAGTAACAATACAGTAACAGGCAACACTTGCAAGAACAACAACTACAGCGGCATCTTCCTATCTTCATCTGATAACAACACGGTAACAGACAACACTTGCAACAACTACTACTACGGCATCAACCTAACTTCATCTGGTAACAATACGGTAACAGGCAACACTTGCAATAACAACAGATACGACGGCATCTACCTATCTTCATCTGGTAACAACACGGTAACAGGCAACACTTGCAAGAACAACAACAACCAAGGCATCTACCTATCTTCATCTAGTAACGACAATACGGTAACAGGCAATACTTGCAATAACAACAACTACTATGGTATCTACCTAACTTCATCTGGTAACAATACGGTAACAGGCAACACTTGCAACAACAACTACTACGGCATCTACCTATCTTTATCTAGTAACTACAATACGGTAACAGGTAACACTTGCAATAACAACGACTACGGTATTCAACTATATACATCTGGTAACAACACGGTAACAGGCAACACTTGCAACAACAACTACTTCGGCATTCGCCTATCTTCATCTGATAACAACACGGTAACAGGCAACACTTGTATTCGTGGTACCGGGCAAACAAGCGACTATGCTTCAAACCAATACACGATACAATTGCAGGACACCAACAACAACTACAACCTTATATCCTTGAACAATTGTATGGGTAAAGCAGTAGTAGTTGAAGGCGGTACTGGTAATAGTGTTTGGGGTAACAAATACGATAGTGGTAATGATTTATCATAAGGAGGTAGTAATATGTTTAGATCGATGCTTTCCGACTTGTAAATATATTACTACTACCGACACAATCATTCGGGCAGGCGGACCGTTAGTTCGTGTCGAACTGAACTACCAATCCGGCGGAAGAAATAACATCTGAAGGGTGGGATGACAATTGGCAGATCCTAAAATGAGTGAAGCGGGTGGTGGCCTATGCAAAGAGATCCACAAAAGAGTAGATGAGAAATTGGAGAAGATAGAAGAATACATCGATACCAATACTCAAGCTGTACAGAAGCTAACTGAGTCTCAAGCCAAACAAGACCAGATCTTAGAACTGTTACAGAAACAGCAATCACAGATCCTTGCCGTGCTCACCGAACGCGCAACGAAGAATTCTGAAAACGCAGAAAACACACAAGAGCCGAAAAAGAAATTTTACGAGTACAAGTGGTTCACGGTCGTAGTAGTGACGGGATGCATTCTTTTGTTAATGACAGCCGGCGTCGCTATCGGGTACAACGTGCTTGATAAATACGCCAACATTCTACGAGCAGTCCAACCATAGGAGGTGAGAAGATGAAAGTAGTATACCTAAGTCCATCTACGCAAGAGAAAAACGTCGGTGTGGGTTCCTACGGTACGGAAGAATATCGCATGAATCTCGTCGCGGATGTAGTCGAAGCAGAACTCTCCCGACACGGAGTCAAGGTGTATCGGAATAAGCCCCAGATGACTCTTGCTCAGGTCGTAGCAGATAGCAACAAAAAACAGCCAGACCTGCACATAGCCATCCACAGCAATGCATGTAATGGAAAGGCTCGCGGGTGTGAAGTATACTGTCACAGGTTCGGGGGTGTAGGAGAGAAACTCGCCAGAAACGTGTATGCGGAACTTGAGCCGCTAACCCCGACTGCAGATAGAGGAGTACGCGAAGGGCATAGCCAC